CCCTGATAAACTGTTTTTCCGCTTCACTCCATACTTGATTCATAATTTCCTCACTTTTATTGACTTTTTTCCATTTTTTAGGGTATAATATAATGTCCACTTTTATACAGGAGACGCAATATGACTGATGAAAAACTTACCCCTTCAATATTATACACTACAGAAGCAGAAGAAAGCAAGAAAAAATCTGATGAGGACCTTGAGATTCCTGACCCAGATGATGAAACCGGTATAGATATTATTGAATCCAACAAGAAAGACGTTTGAACTTGGATGTGCCCGAAGACCTTACGGAGGACGAAGTCCTTGACGTAATATCACAAACTGTTGATTATCTTGCGCCAAGCTTTAAGTTTGGTTATTATGATATTGACGATATGCGCCAGGAAGGAACTATTTTTTGCTTGGATGCGTTAAAATCTTTTAATTTTAAAAAATCTACCAGAGAAAACGCCAGAGATGGACTTTTGACTTTCTTAAAAACGCACGTTAGGTGGCGATTTTTAAACATGAGAAGAAAACATTTAACGCGAGTTGAAGCTCCTATATGCGAATGCAAGCTATGTAAAACAGACGCTCCAGACAGACTGGATTGTAAAAAATATTCCAATTGGATAAAAAGAAACACTTCGAAGAAAAGCCTTATGGAGCCATTTGATGTTAACTCTGTACATAACACAGAGGCGTCCACAAGCTCTGACATGGACAAGGAAATTTTTTCAGCAGACGTTATTAAAATATTAAATACTGAAATACCTGCTTCTATTAGAGGTGACTATAAAAGATTTTTGGATGGTGTAAGCCTTACAAAAACAAAAAAGGAAAAACTCTTTGAAAAAATTAAAGAGATTCTATCTGCAAACTATAAGGATTTATGGTGTGAAAATGAAGACCGGCCGTCTTAGTAAAGAAGAAATATCATATATAGACGCTAATTTATCTATTATGTCTGATAAAGAAATTGCGCAAAAACTTGACAGAAGCGTTGAAGCGATTACGCAAAGAAGAAGCGTTGTCCCACAAGAAAACGCTAACATAGAACTTCAGGCATATATTTCCCAGCTTCATTCTAAACATTTTTGGGCCACGATTAAAAAAAGCTTGCTCCCTGAAGAAATTGAGGATTTTGAAAATAGTTGGGCGGCTCTATATTCCCAATTCTTTCAGCAGGGCGTTACGGCTACCGATGAGATAATGATGAAGGATGTTATAATTGAGGACATATTATTGCACCGAGCTTTGGAGCAGAAGAAGAATATAATACAGGAAATAAAAGAGAACGAGAAGCTGATAGCCGAGGAAAGGGAAAAGGACATGGATGATAGGGACACAGATTTTATGACTAATGCTCTGCGCACCGTTGTTCAACTAAGGGGAACTTCAGAATCGTACACAAAAGAAATAAATGAAATTAAAAAAACTAAAGATGGAAAATTTAAAGACCTTAAAGCAACAAGAAACGAGCGACTTAAAACTGTTGAAGAATCTGGTAAAAATATATTTGCCCTCATTAAGTTACTTGATGAACAGAAGATGCGTGAAACTGAGGGCAGAATGAGTGGCCTAGTTTATGAGGCTTCTAAGACGAAGGAGGGCCAGATGAAACAGGATATGGTTTTTGCTGACAATGAGGTTGATAGGCCCTGGCTTACGCCAGAATCAGAACTTGAAATGGAGCAAGAGGAATGAAAGCTATAATTTTTGGAGTTACAGGACAGGATGGCTCTTATTTGACAGAGCTTCTTCTAGAAAAAGGATACAAGGTTGTAGGAGTTAATCGACGGTCGAGCACCAACAACACAGAAAGGCTCAGCCACTTATTGTCTAATCCAGACTTTAGTCTAGTCGAAGGCGACGTAACTGATTTTATCAGTGTTTCTTCGGTTATTAATGACAATCAATCAGACGAAGTGTATAATTTAGCAGCCCAATCACATGTTGCGACTTCTTTTAATGAGCCCCAACATACCTGGAAGGTGGACGCGGAAGGGCCTCTCAACATACTTGAGTCTGTAAGAAGATATTGTTTTCACGCCAAATTTTATCAAGCAAGCACATCCGAAATGTTTGGAAGCTCTGTTGACATAGACGGATATCAAAGGGAGTCCACACCTTTTGTACCTCAATCTCCATACGCTATCGCAAAACTTGCAGCTCACCATAAAACTAGAATATACAGAGAGGCATATGGCATGTACGCTTGCAGCGGAATCCTGTTTAATCACGAAAGCGAAAGAAGAGGAGAGAAGTTTGTCAGCAGGAAGATTACAAAATGGGTTGCCGAGTTCAAAGGATGGATTAACGGTGAAAACAAGCCTTTCGACGCCGTTTCTGACCCAGACAACATAATATCTGTAATGAATCCAGAAGAGACATTCCCTAAGCTGCGACTTGGAAACCTAGATGCGGCTAGAGATTGGGGGTATGCTCCAGACTACGTTAAAGCCATGTGGATGATGTTGCAGCAGGACCAAGCTGAAGACTATGTAATAGCTACTGGAACAAGCAGAACTGTCAGAGACTTCATAAGGATTGCGTTTGATTTTATTGGCATAAAACAGTGGGAAAACCTTGTTGTTGTTGACCCAGAATTTTATCGACCAGCGGAAGTAGAGTTTTTACACGGAGACTATAATAAGGCTAAGTCTGAAATATCATGGTCACCAGAAACATCATTTAACGAGATGGTAAAAAGAATGGTGACCCAAGACGAAAAGAAAATAGAATGCAAAAAGGATACGACCCTTATTTAGTCTATAGAGACACCAGAGAAAAAGACGGATGGGAGTTCAGTCAATCTGGATACTGTGCGGGAACAGAAGAGCAGACAATAAAGACTGGAGACTATACGTTATATGGATACGAAAGCCATATATGCATAGAAAGAAAAGGAAACGTCTCAGAGTTAGCTACGAATATAACGCAGCCTAGATTTGAAAGAGAACTTGAAAGAATGATAGAATTTCCTTGGAGATATGTTTTATTAGAATTTAACATGAAAGATGTTGTTGAGTTCCCAAAAGGAAGTAAAATACCAGCCCATAAAAGAAAATACATGAAAGTAAGAGGTCCGTTTTTTTTGAAAAGAATACTGGAGCTGCAAAAGAAATACGACGTTCCATTTCTTTTTTGTGGTGAATATGCAAAAGAGGTTTGTTCTAGTATATTTAAAAGATTTATGGAAGTTCAAAATAAATATGACAACAAAAAATAATAAAGAGCATGTGGAAAGCCTATTAAAGCACGCGCACCTTAACATAGGTGACGTAGATAATATATCGGTTAAAAATTATCTAATTAATCCACAACAAGATTACGACAATCCAATGATTGAGTTTTTAGATTACATGCGTAAACCGGAAAATTTTTGGTTTACCTGTAAATACCTTTTGAATGTAGACCTTTTGCCTTTTCAGTTGTGCATATTACGAGAACTTTGGAACAGAAAATTTCCAATGCTTATAGCAACTCGTGGTGGTGGCAAGACATGGATTCTAGCGCTATATTCTTTACTTAGAGCTTTCTTTATGCAAGGAAGCAAGATTATAGTTATCGGCGCAGCCTTTCGTCAATCTAAACTCCTTTTTGAATATATGGAAACTTTCTATAAGAACTCTCCAATATTTCGAAACATAGTTGGTTCATCTAGAGGACAGGGTCCAAAAAGAGATATTGACAGATGTACGTTTTATGTTGGTCAAAGCGAAATCATAGCTATACCTCTTGGCGACGGCTCTAAGATTCGTGGATTAAGAGCGAATTATATCATAGCAGACGAATTTGCATCAATTCCACAAGAAATATTCGAAGTTGTTATTAAGGGTTTTGGCGCTGTTTCGGCAAATCCAGCAGACAAAGTAAAAGAATACGCGCAGATACAAAAGTTAAAAGAGCTTGGAATGTACGCAGAAGCCCAAGAAATAGAGGCGGAGCTTGGCTTTGGAAACCAGACAATTATAGCTGGAACAGCTTACTACGCATTTAATCACTTTTACGAATATTTTGTCAGACAGAGGGAGATTGTGCGTAGTAAAGGAGACAAAAAATTTTTAGAGCAAAATGTTTTTAAAGGAACAATACCGGACGGTTTTGACTGGAATCATTATTCTTTAATGAGAATACCCGAGTCGCTTCTTCCAGAAGGATTTATGGATAAATCTCAAATGGCACAAGCTAAAGCTATGCTTAATAAATCTAGATACGAAATGGAATATGAAGCATGCTTTGCGAAAGACTCCGAAGGGTTTTACAGAAGAAGCTTAGTGGAGAGATGCGTAACCAACGACCCCGTAAGAACTCCTTCCGGAGACGAAGTAGCTTTTGACGCTTGCATTTTCGGAGACCCAAATAAAAGGTATATCTATGGCATAGACCCAGCATCAGAAACAGATAATTTTTCAATCGTTGTTCTGGAGCAAAATGAAATGCACAGAAGGGTTGTATATTGCTGGACCTGTAGTCGACAAGCGATGAGAGAGCGAATAAAGACAAGAAAAGAATCTCAGCTAGAAAGCTTCTATAACTATTGCGCAAGAAAAATACTAGACTTAATGAAAATTTTTCCCACAGAGCATATAGCTATAGATGCACAAGGAGGAGGTATAGCCATAATGGAAGCCCTCCATGATGCAAATACCATCAAAGAAAAAGAAATTGCAATATGGCCATATATAAAATATGATGACAAAGACCCGTTCTATTGGGAATCAAAGAATAAGCCAACAGATGGCGAAGCTGGTTTGCACATACTACACATGATACAATTTGCAAAATCTGAGTTTACTTTTAAAGCAAACCACAACCTAAGAAAAGACATGGAAACTAGTTCATTACTATTCCCTAAATTTGATACTATCCTGCTATCTGAAGCAATAACAGACGATAAGTTAGCCAACAGGCATTATGACACTATGGAAGACTGCGTTATGGAGATAGAGTCTCTAAAAGATGAGCTTGCGACAATAGACCATACGCAAACAACATCTGGCAGGGATAAGTGGGACACCCCACAAACAGTAGAGCCCGGAGGAAAAAAGGGCAGACTTAGAAAAGACAGGTATTCAGCTTTATTGATGGCAAACGAAGTTTCTCACTCTATACAAAACCAGCTACAAGGCCAAGAACATACGTTTGTCGGCGGATATGCTAGCCAAGAAAGAAAAAATAAAGGGTCGTCATTATATACAGGACCAGAACATTTAATAGAAAAGATGAACGGAATATATGGTATGGGCGTAAGAAGGACTTAATGGTGTATTACTATTGTAATGTCATTACAAAACAATTAAACTCATAAAACCGGAAATTAATAATGGCTCAAAGAAAAAACCCCTTAAAAACTAATGTAATGTCTCAAGGTCAAGGGGCGGCTTTTGTAACATTTAACCCTGAGCATCCAGAAGAAGCGGCCAACGCAATAAAAGAGTCTAAAGCGTTAAATTATTATCAGGCGGTTGCGTATGGTAGCTCTAGAGACAGATTCGAAGACATAGGCAACAATATTTCTGTACGCAATGAGTTTACAAGAGAAGACTATGATTCTTATAGAAGTTCCGAAGCAAGGCCGATTAAGTCAAAGGCAATTATGTCAGCTTGCGACCGTTCATACAAGAAGGTGGGCATAGTCAGAAATGTTATAGATTTAATGTCTGATTTTGGCTCGCAGGGTATAAAGCTTGTACATGAGAATAAAAGAACCCAAAGGTTTTGTGAAAAATGGTTTAACACAAAAGTTAATGGACCTCAAGTTACAGAAAGGTTTTTGAACTATTTATACAGAATAGGTACGGTGGTTTCCCAAAGACAGATGTGTAAAATATCTATGTCTGAGGAAAGAATGCTGGCTATAGCAGGAAATGACATTCTTTTGGATGAAACCCACAAAACGAAACCAAAGCTTAAAACAAAAAAAAGAGTTATTCCCTGTGGATATACTTTTCTCAACCCTCTAACCCTTGAGGTTGCCGGAGGTGAATTAGCTCAGTTCGCCGGAGAGTATGCTTATGGTCTTAAAATAACAGGGTCATTAAAAACAAAAATATCGGCTCCAAAAAACGAGATGGAAAAACAGCTAGTAGATAAACTTCCTAAAGAGCTTGTAGACGCCGTAAGAAAAGGGGTTAGTCTTTTACCTCTTGATAATAGCAAGATTGTTTCTTATAGTTATAAAAAAGATGACTGGGATACCTGGGCGTCTCCAATGCTTGAGTGCATTCTGGATGACCTAACGCTTCTTGAAAAAATGAAGCTTGCGGATTTAGCCGCTTTAGATGGCGCTATATCTCAAATTAGAATATGGAGACTTGGAGATTTAGATAAGGGCATATTGCCTACTGATGCGGCCATACAAAAATTAGCCGATATATTGCTTAGTAATCCTGGTGGAGGTGCTTTTGATTTGATATGGGGCCCCGAACTTAATTTTGAGGAAGTAACCACATCTGTACATAATTTTCTTGGTGGAACTAAATATGAGCCTATATTAGACAGTATCTTTAGCGGCCTTGGGGTTCCGCCGACGCTTACCGGCTCTTCAAGGGCTGGTGGCGCTAGCAACAATTTTATATCTTTGCAAACTTTGGTTCAGAGGCTTGAGTATGGAAGACAGCAAGTCGCACAGTTTTGGACGCAAGAGGTTGAGCTTTTAAGGCAGGCTATGGGGTGGTCAAAAGCCCCTTCTATACAGTTTGACAATATGATTCTTAAAGACCAAGCCGCAGAAAAGGCTCTCCTTATTCAGCTATTTGATAGAAACTTAGTTAGCGAAGAGCTTATTATCGAGATGTTTGGAGCTATTCCTGAAATAGAAAAGTCAAGAAAACGCAAAGAAGAAAAGGAAAGAGTATCAGGCAAAAGAGGAGCAAAAGTTGGACCGTACTCAAAAGATGGCAACCACGAATTAATCAAAATAGCTCTTGGTAGAGGATTTATTAGCCCAGAGCAAGCAGGTTTGATTTTAGAAGAGTCCGAGGAAGACACTCCTTTTGATAAGCAGATGGAAAATAAGGATGCGATTAAAAATGGTGGGGAAGGAAACAAAGGTAAGCCCGGAGAAGGTAGGCCGAAAAACTCGAAAGACCAGCCTGGAGACAAAAGAGACAGAAAGTTTAATCCACACGGTTCTTTAGATGAAACCAAAAATATTGGAAAGTTTTTAAACGAAATGTCTTGGGCAAAGAAAACGCAAGAAACTATATCCAATATTGTATCTTCAGGAATATTAAAGCACTACGGAAAGAAAAATATGAGAAGCCTTTCTTCTCAACAGGCGATAGACGTTGAGCATACTAAGTTCAGGATTTTGTCGAATATTACTGTTAACTCTAGCGTAAATGAAGAATCCGTATTCCAGATATTAAAAAGCAACCCGCAGATTCCAGAGGTCTATAAAAAATGCTACGCATCACTTGTAGAATCTCACATAAAGAAGATAAATCGCAATTTGACTGTAGAGGAATGTCGAAAATTACAAGCCGCTACCTGCTGCATATGCCAAGATATCAGCTAGAATTGTAAATATTTTAAATCTGGTGTATATTAAATTAACACAACCCGGAGGAGAGGCGCAATTTAATTATGTACAGGGATATTCCAATATATAAATCAGAGGCGGAAGCCGGTTTATCTGAGGCTATAAGAGCCAAAGAGAACTGCGCTATAGGTGCGTATTGCCCTATATTAGTCAATAAAGACAAGATATGCTCTGGAGTTTTACTAGAGGCTAAAGCTAACAACATAGACTTTCTTAATCGAGTCTCTGCCAATAACCAGGAGCAGTTTGACCTTCATTACATATATACCATTCTTGCAACCACAGGATGGAACAGAAACGATGATGTTTTTGATAGATATGAAATGTGGTCTGCGAGGTCTACTGCTGAAGATAAGCCCTTCAATAAATCCCACGACCCAAACAATATTATAGGACACATTACAGGTAATTATGTAGTTAATGAAAATTATGAGCTAGTTAATTCAAAAACCGAAGTTGATTTGTTACCCGACAAATTTCACATTCTAACAAGTGCTGTGATATATAAACACATATCCAGCAGAGACCAGGAGTTATCTGAATCTACTCAAAATCTTATTCAAGAAATTTCTGACGGAAAGTGGTTTGTTTCAATGGAGGCGTTATTTTCAAATTTTGACTACGCTATTACAGGTTCTGATGGAAACGAAAGTGTTGTTTTAAGAAATGAAGAAAGTGCTTTTTTAAGCAAACATCTTCGTTCTTATGGCGGCACAGGAGAATACAACGGCTACCGCGTTGGGAGGATGATGAGGAATCTTACTTTTAGCGGTAAGGGATTGGTAGAAAATCCTGGTAATCCAGAGTCTATTATTTTTAGACAAGAAGACAGTTTAACATTTAGAGGGGCTGCAAATTTAGCACCTCCTTCTGTTAATTTACTAGTAACTAGTAGTAGTAAAGGAGAAAGCTCAATGTCAGAACACAATGAGCAGGTCCGTTCTTTGCAGTCTCAAGTGGAATCGCTTGAATACAGACTCAAAGGGTTGGATGAAGAAAAAGTTCAGGCTCAAATCTCCGAGTTTGAGTCAGCCTGTGCTGGCAAAGACGCGGAAATTGCTGAACTACAATCTAAGCTTGAAGCTGCTAAAGAGACTCACACCGCTTTGGATAAAAGCGTTGAAGAGCTCGATACGGCTAAAGCTGATAGCGAAAGCAAAATCGCTGAACTTGTTGAAAAACTTGATACCATTGAGGCCGAAAGTTTGAAAACCAGCAGAATTAGTGCTCTTGTTGACAAGGGTGTTGATAAAGCTGATGCTGAGACTTTGGTCGAAACTTTCACTGGTATTAGTGTTGAGCAGTTTGAGGCTCTTGTTGAGACTCAATCTAAGCTTGTAGAGGCTAACAAGCCTTCTTCGGACGCTAAAGCTGATGAATCGGCTAAAGCCCCTAATCATTATTTCGATGATAAGGATAAGAAGAAGAAGAAGAAGAAGAAAGACGAAGAGGAAGATGAGGCCAAGGCAGAAGAGGCCGCAGAAGCTGCTGAAGAAGCTGTTGATGCAGATACTCTTGAAGAGGCGGAGGCTGAAGAGTCCCCCGCACTTGCCGCTCATAGCGAAAACGAATCTGATTCAGTTTTGGCAAGCCTCAACACGTATTTCAGTGAAATTTTAGGTGGCAATAATAACAAAGAAGAGTCGTAAAGGAGAAAAAATATGGCACTTAAAGGCGACCGATATGAGTTCGAAACCACTATCGACTATTTCTGCAACGATGATACTGCAGAACGAGGTGGTGTTGCGACTCTAAGCACGTCTGGTTCCGGTGCGGCGCTTGACCAATCGGCTGCGTTGGTTACTTATAACCCAACACAGTCTGGACAACTACCAATTGGTATCTTGCTTAACGATGTGGTCAATATTGACCAAACCCGCCAGCACATTAACTTCCATAAAAACGAAGTCCAGAGAGGCGGAAAAGTCACCCTTCTCAGGAAGGGCTGGATTGTTACTAACATGGTTGACCCTGGAGATACTGTTTCGGCAGGAAGTCCAGCATACGTTGGTCCAAGTGGGCTTATTAGCAACAAGCAAAATACCCACAGCAACCCGTCTAGCACCGCTAGAGGTCAATTGATTGGTGAGTTCGCAAGCACGGTAGATGAAGATGGCTATTATAAGGTTAGCGTTAACCTTCCGTCTTCACCTGGTAACCCCACTTTTAGCGTATAAGGAGAACTAAATATGAATAATTCTATTATTAGCGCTCCTACAGCGGAGATGACAGACCTCTTAAGAAAAAGTGGTTCGGCAAACAGAGCCGAGTCGCTTGAGGCTTCGCATCAGCTTGCTGTTGCGCTTCAAGAACCTCTGCGTCAGGGCATCATGAGCGGAGATATCGCAGGCGGTATCTTCGAAACTATTCAATTGGCTCCAGGTTCTGTTCCTGAATTTCCTCTGGATTTTCTGGCTCCTGGAACTGAGAAAGATTTTGTTGCGTATAGTGTTCCGAATCATGGCCGCATTCCCGAGCGTAATGTGGAAGGCGATTATGTCATGGTTCCGACTTACGAGATTGCTGCAAGTATTGACTGGACCCTTCGTTATGCTAGAGATGCCCGATGGGATATCGTTAGCCGAGCGTTACAGGTTCTTCAATCCAGTTTCGTAAAGAAAACGAACGACGATGCGTGGCACACGATTTTAGCCGCTGCGGTAGACCGTAATATTTTAATTTACGATGCCGACGCCGCTGCAGGACAGTTCACTAAGCGACTTGTTTCGCTTCTCAAAACTGTTGTTCGCAGAAATGGTGGAGGTAACTCCAGCAGCGTAAATCGAGGAAGACTTACAGACCTGTATGTTTCTCCAGAAGCGATTGAAGATATTCGCAACTGGGGTGTTGACCAGGTTGATGAAGTTACTCGTCGTGAAATTTATCAGGCTGACGATTCAAGCGCAGCCATCACTCGTATTTTCTCGGTTAATATCAATGATATTGACGAGCTTGGCCAAGGCCAGGAATACCAAAACTTCTTCAGCAATGAGCTTTCGGGTCAGCTTCAAACGAGCGATACCGAACTGGTTGTTGGACTTGACCTCAGCAGCAGAGATGCTTTTGTTCGTCCGGTTCGAGAAGACGTTCAGGTTTACGAGGATGACAACCTTCATCGTCAACGTAGAGCTGGTTTCTACGGTTGGGCCGAGCACGGATTCGCGGTTCTTGATAACCGCCGAGTAATCGTTGGCTCGCTCTAATCTAGAGCTTAGTTTTTACGATAAAAACGAATCGCTGGCCTCCTTCGGGAGGTCAGCTTTTTTTATATCAATTTGGTGTATAATATAAAGTAATGTCACCCTAATGCTTCAAGAGGAGAGAAAAATGGGCTGGAAAACAGAAATGACAACTTTGTTGCGTTACGTGATAAACGATTCGGATGCTTCATCCCAAGAATATAACGATTCAAGGCTGCATAGCCTCATTGTCACCGCCGCCCAGCTTACTCAAGGCGTTGTTGATTTTCCTAGAAACTATACAATAGACATTTCTTCAACAGAAATATCTCCCGACCCAACATCTAACAACGACAACGGTTTTGTTAATTTAGTAATATTGAAAGCCGCGTGTCTGTTGGCAGCAGGAGACTACAGGGCATCCTCGAATAAAGGTGTCGTCATAAGAGATGGTCCATCCGCCATAGACGCCAGAGGCCTTATAGCCGCAAAAAAAGACATAATGGACAGCTCCTGTGAAAAATATAACCAGTCCGAACTTGAGTTCAGGCTTGGAAACAGCAATGCTGGAGAGGCTATTATTGGCCCACACAGAAATGCTGCGCACGGCTCGTCAGGCGGCCCAAGAACAAGATAAAATAAAAACGGAGAATAAAAAATATGGCACACTCAACAATCAAAAGTGGAAGCGGAATCAACCAAGGCTCTGCTGTAGTAGGCGTCAACAGGCCTGACGGGACCGTTACAAAAACTACAAGTTCTATTCCTGTTCAATTTTCACCTTCTGACCAGTCTACCAAATTTGATGATTATGGATTGAGAAGAAAAACAATTGAAATTGGCGACTGGGACATGAACACCACTGCCTCAGCCACGGTTGCACACGGCCTTTCTGCCACAGCATGGAAGAATGTTCGAAGCATGGAGGTTGTGATTAGAAATGATGACGACGACACTTACTACAACGACTCTACTGACACTTCTGCAAACGCAGACGCGGGCGTAGAAGTTACTTCGATAGACGCGACCAACATTACATTAAATAGGGCCGGAACCCCGAGCACGTTCGACAGCGCATATTTTGAAGATACTTCGTATAATCGCGGCTGGGTAACAGTTTGGTACGAATAATATGGCACTAGAAGCTTTAATAAGAGTAAGACAGGAAGCCTCTTTTCATAAGAGAAGCGGAGATGTTATTTGCATAAAACTTAAAGAGCATGCTGACTGGGGAAAAGAGGAGGTTAAATTTCATCAGGCTGTTCCGTGGTTTGATGAAAAGCTAGAATCAAAAATGCGTAGAGAATGGCTTGAAACAGGTATTTTTCCCGTTGCTGTAACACCATACAAAATTGATGAAAAGTTTTATCTAAAATATAGAAAAAAAACATACGAAAAGTCTATACTAAAAACCAGGTCATATAAGTATTTTGACATAAATGAATTAACAGAAGAGATAAGGCAAAATATTATTAGCGATAATGTTGTTGAAGATTTAAATCATATTGATTTAGATAAAATCAAAACTTGTATAAAAACTAAAACAGAAGAGGAAATAAGCCTGGAGTTTGAAAAAAACAAAAAAATGGCTTTAGGAGAAATTTAAAATGGCTAATGAAGTACACTTATTAGTAGCGATTAGACAGAACGAAGACGGGTATATCAACAGAAAGGGCGACGTAATTATCGCTAGAAATCCGGAAGGCTTGTGGGGAAACATAGAGGCAAGAACTCATCAAATAGTTTCTTGGCCAGGAGAAAACCCAACAGAGCTGGAATCTGGAGCTAGAGATATTATATTAGCTATCATTAACAAAAAAAACTCTTGGGGAGAACCGAATTCTCGGGTTGATTTTCCTTTTTGTGAGGTTGTTAACGAATATGTAGAGGGAGATTTAGGCGAAAGACTAAAAGATTCAGATGGAAATGACATTACAAGAACTTCTATGACAAACAGAAGCGTTGTTCATTTCAATTTTGAAAATCTTGACGAACAGAGCCTAGAGAACATACTCAACCCAGACGTGTTAAGCCCTATTATGCCTTGTGATGCAATATCTTTTGAGATAGATGAAAGAGGCATAGATAAAAGAAAGGCTGAAGATAGAGGGTTAAAACTACACAGAGAAAACACAGAGTCAAACCCAGTCTTACATGCAGACACAGCCTTAAGAAGAGACCAGACAACCGATATAGCAGAATTTATGTCTAGGGTTGTGACCCCTATAAAAAGCTGGGACACACAATAAACAGGGAGTTGAAATATAATGGGCACCTTAGTAGACGGTAACTGGGTTTCTACAATCAAGCCTGCTGGAGGAGGCGACTACACATCGCTTAGTTCATGGGCAAGCGACGCCGCCGGTGATTCTGGCGGTCAAACTGGAAGCGCTGGATGGCATGCAGAGTGTTACAAAGGAGGGGACCTTGGTCAAGTTAATTTGGCGTCCTGGACATATAGTGGGGCTGCTGCTGCGCATCCTAAAATTTATGCTGCTGATGGACAAGGGCACGGGGGGGATAAAACAGACGGGGCATATATTGCTGCGTCTACCACAGACGGAATAAAGTTGGATGTGGATTATTCCCAAGTTGTCGGCTTAAGGATTACTTGCACCAACTTTCAAACCGGACTGAGTTCTGGAGGCGGGTTTTCAAGAAACGGTATACTAATGGATGGCTGCCTAGTACATGGAGCCTCGATGTCGATGGTTGGGTTGGGTCTTGGTACAGGAGCTACCAATGGAACCTATGAGATGGTTATAAGAAATAACATTATTGAAAACGCAGAGGTTGCTTCCAGTATGGGTGGGATTGTTATTTTCTGTATACCTATGTCACCCGCTAAAAACCCAGTATTAAACGCATATGTTTACAATAACACTCTGACTACTGCGGATACCGGCGGGATAACCCCATACAATGTAGTTGGAATAGGTTGGGCTTCTTTTTCCAACAGCGGCGCGGGGACTAATGGAACATTAAACCTTAACATGGAAAACAATTATTCCTCAAATGAAAACATTGCAAGTATAATACAATCAAAAAATTATGAATATGGAGATACATACTATTCGGGCATGAACAGCGGAACAGAGAACATCACCGCTTCTAACAACGCTCAAAATGATGCTAGCGGAGGATTGGTTGGAATTGATTCGTCTTTAGTTATAACCAATGACGCCGCATGCTTTACCACTCCAGGTTCCGATTGGTCATTAAAAACGGGGTCCCCGTTGTTGGATGTTGGTAAAACACCCACAGCTCACATCTCTTCCTCAGTCCCTGCTGCTGCGGCAGACGCCATAGGAACCACAAGACCACAAAATTCTGTTTTTGACATGGGCGCATTCGAAAAAGCATTTTCTACTCCATCGCCGTCATCTTCTACAGGTTCTACAGGCCTGACTGGAAATGACGTTGTAATGCAAATAATATCCTCAAATAAGATTTTACAAGGGGGGTTAAATGTTAACTCGGGAGGAATAAATTTTTCTTCCCATGGCAACAATTTGATTACGGCCGCTCAAAAGTCCATAGACAGAATGGACGATAGGTTGGTGAAATCTGAAGGAGAAAGAAAAACAGACTATAGCAATGAGGTGGATTTCCAAAAATGGCAGTCGTAAAAACCGTAAAGCCCGCTGGAGGAGGAGACTACACATCCCTTGCGTCTTGGGAGAACGATGCTTCTACGGATGCTAATGGGGTCGGAAATGCTGGCCAATGGGCAGAATGTTATACGGGAGGAAATCTTGGAGCATTGAATATTTCCGGATGGAATACTACTCCAGATAGCACTAATTATCCTAAAATATACTCCGCCAAAGACAACCATCACCTGACTAAAAATTCACAAGGAGCCTATATATCTGCTTCGCAGCCAATTCAGTCTTCTCTTGAATACGTTAGAATTGATACAATAAGAATTGAAGGAACAAGTACATCCAATCATTGTGTTAGTTTTGAAAATTCTGGAACCTCTAATGGCGTGAGGATTGAAAACTGCTTCATGCACGGCTCTTATAACAACGGAATCAGGATTGGACAATCTAGCGGCGACTCTACAAGTAATTGCTACGTTTCAAATAATATTATCACAATAAACGGCTCTCTTTCAAATACGCCCGTAGGTATTTACGCTTACTCTAACTCTTCTTCTTCAGCCGCAACTAATATATACATTTACAACAATACAATCAGGGTTTATTCTAGGGGTTCTTTGGCAAATTATTGTTTAAGATTTTATAATCTTTTGGCGTCTTCTTTGAATATAACTGTTGAAAATAATATAGCTGTCGGCAATGACTATACAACATGTTACAACCAAGGCGCTTTTTCTTCAGGAACGAAAACATTTAACAACAATATTAGCAGTGACGGTACATCAGATGACTTTGGTGGCGAAGCGAACCAGATAAATAAAAATGATTCTCACATATGGGACATAGTAGACAATTGGACATTATTTCCAAATTCTGCGGCCTACGATAAGGGCAAATCTATATCTTTTACAAACGTAGATATTCTTGGAACCATAAGACCGCAAAAAACAGCTTATGATATTGGTGCGATTGAGTCCCAGTATGTTTCTGTTTCAAAAAAGAGGGCTTCCATTATAACGGATTCATTGATACAAACCCATGAATATGTCGCTGACGAATTAATTGACGGTCCAACAGGACAAGACTGCCAACTTATGTATCCGATAACAAACAATTCGTCTTGTCCAAATTGTATTTACAACCCCAGACAAAATCGCTCTTCAAATATTTATAAATCTGGTGGACCAGTTCCATTTGAGAATCACACAACTTGTCCATGGTGCGGAGGCTCTGGAAGAAGCTCCAGGCCTGTTACGGAAGACATAAGGCTTAGAGTTTATTGGAGTCAAAAAGATTGGTCTATATCTAGACCTGTAGAAAACCCTGATTCTTCTGTTATGATTATAGGGTACATGACAGACCTTCCAAAACTAGAAAAATCGGAAAGGATTCAACTCAACAAGAATGTTGGCGTTTACAGAAAATGGATTTGCGAGAGGGAGGGAGAGTCAGTTCCTTGGGGTTTAGGACAGTCTAGGTATTTTGCTCAAATGCTTACAAGAACTGGAGGAGGCTAAACATGGTTAACAAAATTAAAGCCTCCCTGACTATACAAAACCCTAATCAGGTAGAGAAGGACATTATTAAAGCTATAGACAGACATTTAACATCAAAGATGTCTGGAATACACATAAGAATAGCCACAAGAACCTCAGAGCTGATAAGAGAAGAGCTTATGGCTTCTTCTGAAACAAACTCTATTTTATCAGGCAAGCTTAGGGCAGAGCTTGGAGTTGCAGATGCTTCTTCTGAACTTGAATCTATTTTTGATGCTATCGCACAAAAAGTTAAAGTTTCTGTAAAGAAAACAACGTCAAGTAGCCGTGGCGTTAGCATGCACGTTAAAATCTCTGCGGTTCCTTTAGATATTGACTCAATAGCTGGCAGCCTTGGGACATACACAACTAAAAAGGGAACACAAATACCATGGTTTAAATGGCTAACAACTCTTGGTGATAGAGTAATAGTAAGAGATTACATTACAGAAACTGGAAAGCCTAGAGTTTCTAGAACAGGAGACATGATTATGGTGAAAGGGAAAAGTGGGTGGAGAGTTCCTCCAGAATTTTCTGGGACAGAAGAGGACAACTTTGTTACTAGGGCAACCGATAAAATTCTTCCAAAGCTAGGGGATTTTATACGCGAAACTGTGGAGGGCTCTTTATAATGGCCTTTAATAATCACACGCAATTCAAGGGTGTTACATCAATACATAAAGAAAACCTCAGCAACAATCTCCTGCTAGGTGTCCAAGACTTCCTTTCTTGGGGTTTTCTTCAAATTGGCGCTTTTCAGAATATTACAAAAGACCCTGTAATCACAGGCTCTTACACCGACAGTCATGCAAGAGCCAGGCTAAGGCCTAGCGATGACCCTAATTATGATTATGGGCAAGTCTGGGAGGGTTTTAGAAACGATTGGGTTTGGGAGTCTGGTGTTTTTCATGAAGACTCAACACCAATTCCTGTAACCGGAGTTTGGATTGACAATTCATTTTATGGCTCTGGAGACGGAACATATTCTCATTATGTTGACTATAGAAATGGCCGAGTCGTATTTGATTATCCTATTGCCGATACATCTAACGTTCAGACTAGTTTTTCACACAGAACAGTTGGGGTGTGTCTTGGTTCGGAACAGTTTATACAAGAATTGATGTACGACTCTTATGACATGGAAGACTTAGACTCCTATCTTATTGCTAGTTCTGGAACAAGAAACCAGCTTGGATACACCAGGCTAAATCTTCCTATTGTGGCGATAGAATTAGTTCAGTCTGGGAAAAGAGAAGGGTGGCAGCTAGGAGGGGGACAAATTGCTTATAATGACGTACTTTTCCATATTTTTGCTGATAACGAGTTTGAGAAAAACAACATAAGAGATGTTTTATTGAATCAAAATGAGAAGATTTTTTATCTAATAAATAGGGGTCTAATGAAAGAAGACCCAAACTACCCCCTACAATTAAACAGGCTTGGACATCCAGTAGATAACGCTAAAAATTACGCAGATTTGGTCATGCCAACCGGAGATGGGGGTTATCGGTGGAAACAGGCGAGATTTGACAGCGTCACCTGCTCTGATATGGAGCCTGTTAATAGCTGGCTTCACAGGTCTACCGTTAGGGCAACTTTTTCTGTAATTATGGGGGTAAACGCCAATCTAGGGAATATTTGATTTTGGTGTATAGTTACTATAACTAGCTCTATTTTTTTTGGGTAGCAAGATAAATATAGAATTCTATATCAAAAAATAGGAGAGAAAAATAATGGCAAACAAAAGAGTTTTTTATGCTGCAAAGAAGGCCGGTATTGGTCCAGTAGGTAGCGCTTTTATTAAAAGTAGCGGCCAAGATGGAACGACCTCGGGCTCTTTTCGGCAGCTCCATGGTTTGCAGTCTGTTGGTATTACAACGACTTTCAACCTTGAGCAAACTTTTGAGCTTGGCCAGCTAGCTATTTACGAAAATATTGAGGGTATTCCTGATGTTTCCATTGACTTGGAAAAAGTTCTTGATGGTTATGTACCCACTTATGTTTTAGCTACATCGGCCAATGGAGACGGTTCTTCCGGTTCTGCTGACAATAAGTCTACTGCTGCGACTTTGATTGGTCGTTCTAAAGCTCAATGCGATTTTTGCATGGCTGTTTATAAAGATACTGATGAGACGGCAAATAACGAAGGGGTCGATGGAAAAGATAATCCTGAAGCTCACGTTATGATGTCTGGTGTTTTTGTAAACTCGGTATCTTACAATGTTGGAACAGATGGCTATGCTACTGAAAGCTGTACTCTTGTTGGACAAGATAAAGTCTGGCATAGTCATTTCGGAGCAGCTTCGTCTAGCACCCACGCACATAAAGCAAGGTGGAGTGCGCTTGACCTTGTTGCGGGCGATGCTGAGGATTCCCCCTTAGCTCTTACGCAAGGTTCTGGTGGTGTAAACAGAAGAGAGGATGTTATCTTTACTCAAGATGACCCCTACAATGCTACTGGAGCGATGCATGTAGATGTTAATGGTGCAGTTTCTGGGTTTGGAAGTATTCTTCCAAGAGAAATTCCTGGAATCAGTCCTAGCGGTACAAACGACAGAGACTCTAATGACCAGTTCAAAGCTCATGTTTCGAGCTTTACATGTTCTACCGACTTGGCTCGGGAAGACATTTTTGAATTAGGTCGCAGAGGTCGTTATCACAGGTTCGTTCCGTTCCCAACTGAAGTTACTTGCGAAATCACCGCAGTTTCTGCATCTGGTGACCTTATCTCAGCTACCGAAGAAGGTACTGTTGATGTTGCCAATGGAGCAAATCTTCTTAACCAAACTATTCGCCTTCAACTTAGAGAGGGTTTGATTGTCGACTTAGGCAAGAAGAACAAGCTTTCTAATGTTTCGGTTACTGGCGGCGACGCTGGTGGTGGTAACGAAGAAATCACATATAGTTACACTAACTTTAATGATTTCACTGTTTATCATCCTCAAGACCCGAACACGGTTGATAGAGGAATGTACGGTTGGGGCGTTAACACGTTCACCGCTAAAGGATGGTTCAATCCTTCTGGCGTTGGACTTGGCGGCGCGAACTTTTAGTATATGCAGCCAAATATGGGGGTCGTTTTTCGACCCCCAGGCTGTTTTTTAGGAAAAAGGAAAATTAGGATAATGTCCAATAATGAAGTTCCGTATCACCAACTTTGTCAAATTTTAGGTGATTTGTATATAACTTTTCAATCAGAAAAATCAGAGTTATATTACAAAATAGAAGAACATACTTCTGAACTATCTTCTTTACGCTCTGAAAACAAAAGCCTGAAAAATAAAATTGGCTTATCAGAAAAAGAGCAGAATACCACCATTGAAACCGGCTTACCAGGATTCATTCCAGATATGTTAAAATCAAATGAATAAACAAGAAAAAAACAGATTTGTTTCTCAAATAGTGAGTGGTATTGTAATGGTAGACTTAGGCGATAAGGAATATATTATAAATGAACCTGATTTAATAACAAAATATATGTGTGAAGAATTATATCATGAAAAATACACAGAAGCGGTAGAATCAGGGGTTTTAACAGAAGAAGAGTTTTCAGAAGAGTTAAAGAAAAAAGAACTGTGGTCTTCAGATGAAGAAGCAGAATTTGACAAAATACCAGAAGATATTGAAGAAATGAAAGTCAAACTTTATCAAGCGTATGCCACTTTTAAATCAAGGGACCAGATTAAAAAGCTGCTGGAAAACGCAAGAAAAAAACAATCCGAACTATCCGCAAAAAGAAACATATTCAGAAAAATTAGCGCTGATGGTTTTGCTGAAACCTGTAAATATAAATATTTTATATGTTCAAATATAACAGACTTTGATGGAAAACCTATCTGGAAAGGCAAGGACTTTTTAGACAAAGATTCTGTTTTGTGTGACACAATTTTGAATGAGTATGTTATTATGCAAATACCAGAAGAGTCCATAAGAGAGCTTTCAAGAACCGAACCCTGGAGAACTTTGTGGGGCATAGGCAAATCAGAGGCAGGTACTTTCAATAAGCCGTCGTCGGAATTTACACCTTCCCAAAAATCAATAGCTTCTTGGTCTAGAGTTTATGACAATATATACGAAAGCCCTGAGTGTCCTCCGGATGAGGTAATAAATGACAACGATATGTTAGACGGGTGGCTAATATTGCAGACAAGGAAAAGAAAGCAGCAGAAGAGCTCTAAGTCCTCTGAAAACGCTATAAATACCAACGGTGACGAAGTTTATTTATTTGCCGACACTCAGAAAGACGCTCAAAGAATATACGGACTGAATAACGCTCAGGGAGCCGCCGTAATTAGAGCTAGACAAAAACAAATGGAGAATTTGGAAACAGGACAAAAAGGCGGAGTTATCTCCGCAGATAAAACTTTAGACGCACAAATGGAACTAAGAAACATGTCTAATGAACAATTTGTTAATAAAGTAAGAACTCAATAAAAACAGAAAAGGATGTGCATTATGGGAGAATTAAATCATTACCAGCTTATAGCTGCTCAACAAAAACAGAGGGAATTAAAAGATTCTAAATATAAAGACAAGTCCAAAAAAAGGCTTTCCACTATAGTTACCACAAAAATGAAGACCTCTTTTATAGGGGCTATATCTTCCTGTGAAAGTCATTTTGGTTTTTTATGGGGTCACGGAAAACTTGAAGACGAACTAAGCGAGGAGGAAATTTCTATGAGAGAAATATGGGAAAATGTAAGGGCTCAAATTTTAGATAACGGAAACTCACAATTGAGAGCGACAATGAATGAATTCAGTCAGTACACTATTGACTGGACCAGATATCATGTAGATTTGAATATAAAAAAGGAGGACGGACAAAATGGCTAGTAATAAAAGAATTTTTGAGTGCGACGGAAAAGAGTATGCTATTTTAAGACCAACCACAGCTCAGACTGAGGATGCGTCTATGGAGTATAATAGAATTTTTAGCAAGTCTTTAAAAAGTGGCGCTCTATTGCGAGAAAGTCTAGAAAAATTTATGCGTGAACAGGAGCTTTGGGACGACGAGAAAGAGAATTTGTATAGTGAACTTTTAACTCAGATAAATCAAAAGGAAAAGTCTTTAAGTAAAGGCGGGATTAAGTTGTCTGAAGCCAAAGATGTTGCTCTTGAAATGAGGGGAATTAGAGCCGCTCTGCAAGGTCTTATAGCCCAAAGAAATTCTTTGGACGTAAATACTGCTCAAGGACAAGCTGAAAACGCTAGATTTAATAGTCTTTTAGTCTCTTCTTTGGTGTATAATGATAGTGGACAGCGTGTTTATTCAGATGTAGAAGAATATCTAGAAAAACAGGCTGATGGAGACGAGCTTGGTACATTGGGTGCTCAAAATTTCGCCAATATGTATTTTGGACTTGACCAAAATTACGAGATTAATTTGCCAGAAAACAAATTTCTTAAGCAGTGGAAGTTTGTTGACGACAGCCTTCATTTGGTCAATGAAGAAGGTAAACTGGTTGATTATGACGGAAAGCTTGTTAATCAAGAGGGCTTTTTTGTTGATGAAGGTGGAAAACCAATTAATTTTGAGGGTGACCCAGTTAGTTTAGAGGGAAATTATAATTTTGAAACCCAACCGTTTTTAAATGAAAAGGGATTGCCTTTAGGAGAAGACGGAGAAGTGGTAGAGAAATCTGATAAGCCAGAGAAGAGTAAGACAGCAAAGAGTAAGCCGAGAGGGCGTCCTAGAAAAAAAGTTGAGGCCTCCCAATCTGATGCGAAATAGCTTTGGATAGCGACTAATATTGTTGGGTTATTAGGTTTGTTTTTACAACAGTATACAAGTACGCATTGAAAGTAATATGGCGCAAAGATTCAACATAGTTGCCCAGCTTAATTTGCAGGGCCCGAGAAATGTAAGTCACATAGTTAGAAATCTGCAAAGACAGCTTTCTGGCGTAAACGCTAACGTTAATGTCAATGTAAGTCAGAAGGCTCTCAGAACTGCACAGCAAACTGCACAGAGCCTTCAAAACTTATCTTCCAAAGCGTCAACAGCAAATAAAAATCTAGGAGCTCTAAGCCAGCAGTCACAAAAGTCCTCCACTGCTATGGCACAAACCAATAAGACCATACAGCAGGCCACAAACGCTGTAGAGGATTTTGGTCAAAAGTCTGCCTTGGCTGTAAAAAGATTTGCCGCATTTACCATAGGCGCTGGAATCTTAGGTGGGTTTGTAACCTCCCTGAAAAGGGGTACTGCTGCAGCTATTGATTTTGAAAGAGAGCTTGTTAAAGTCGCTCAGGTTACAGGAAGAGGTCTTGGCAACTTAGGGGCTTTGCAAAGAGAAATAACCGGCCTATCTACAAGCCTGGGTGTTGCGTCTTCAGAATTGGTTACAGTTGCAAGAACTTTATCTCAAACAGGTTTGAGCGCTAGAGAAGTTACGTCTGCTTTAAAGTCCATTGCCCAAAGTTCTTTGGCTCCGACATTTAAAGACATGACAAACACCGCAGAAGGCGCTATTGCTGTTATGCGTCAGTTTAACGTTACTGCGGACCAAGTTGGAAAAAAGATTGGTTCTATTAATGCTTTAGCCGGTCAGTTTGCGGTAGAATCTCAGGACATGATTTTTGCAATTCGAAGAGCCGGTGGAGCTTTCAAGGCTGCTGGTGGACAGCTAGAAGAATTGCTGGCCTTGTTCACTAGCGTTCGAAGTACAACTCGTGAAAGCGCTGAAACTATTGCTACTGGTTTTAGGACTATCTTTACAAGAATTCAAAGACCTAAAACAATCGAGTTTCTTAGGCAGTCAGGAGTTGAATTACAAAATCTTGCTGGAAATTTTGTTGGTCCTTTTGAGGCAATAAAAAGATTAAGTAAAGCACTTAAAACTCTGGAATCTACTGACCCAAGATTCCAACAGATAATTGAAGAGCTTGGTGGTTTTCGTCAAGTGTCTAAAGTTATTCCATTGATTCAACAGTTTGGAACAGCACAAAAAGCCCTTAGGGTAGCTATGAGAGGTCAAGACTCCTTAGCAAAAGACGCAGCAACAGCACAGCAAACTCTCGCCGTGCAGATATCCAAAGTTCGAGAACAATTCTTGGCTTTTATGAGGGATGTAACAGGTAGCAGCGCATTTAAGAATTTTGCCGCCGTCGGTTTGACTATGGCCAGCAGTTTTGTAAAAGTTGCTGAAGCTCTTAAACCCGTTCTTCCCCTTATGGCAGGCCTAGCCGCTTTCCAGGGAATTCGAATGGGCTTAAAGTTTACAAAAGGCTTTGTTGGAGGAATGACTGGCGGGGCAGGAAACGTGCAAGCTACTTCCCATCAGATTGCGTCTCAGCAAAAACAAACAGCTAGCACTTCACAGTTAACTCAATCTACTCAAAAACAATCTCAAGCTCAGGTCGCAAACACAAGCGTTCTAAAAAATCTTTCAGGGATTATTCAAAAAAATGGTAGTACCGCCGCTTCAGTTGCAAACCGACACGCCGGAGTATTAAACAACAACACCAATGCTGTTTCAAGGTTGACCTCTGCAATTCAATCTTTAAGCGTTTCTATGGTCAGATTATCTGCCAGCTCTAAAGGGTTTATTGGTGGTGTTAACCCTGGAGTCTCGTCTGGAAAAAAACGACGAAGATTCGCGTCTGGAGGAGTTGTTCCTGGAGTAGGTAGCGGAGATACTGTTCCGGCAATGCTTTCGCCTGGAGAGTTTGTTATTAGAAAAAGCTCGGTTGAAAAATATGGTGCAAGCAATCTTCAAAGATTAAATGTAGGTGGTACCGTAAAAGCTGGAGACGTTTCACGAAGAAGAAGGCTTGGTGGCGGAGCAAAGGGGGCTATGTACGCTCAAAGTCGTTCCAAAAGATTTGGAAAAAGAATGAGCGGAGGAGCTAAGAAGGCTTTTGTGTTTGACTTTGATGACACCTTGGCTGAAAGCGATGCAGTTGTTCGTGAAGGAGCTGAAGACCCTTTTGAAGATTTCCGTGGAAGTCGAGGGGGCAAATTTATAAGAGGCGCCAGAGCAACGAAGTATGCTTCAATGGCAAGAAGAAGAGCCCAAAGAGGGCATGATATTTACGTTCTAACTGCCAGGCCAGGAGATAAGTCTACAAAAAGTAGTATAGGTCACTTCATGCGAGGGGTAGGGGCTCCAGCCAAAGAGGTTATTGGCGTTGGTAACTATAGCAAATCTATGGGTGGAACCTCCCTTGCTAAGCAAGCAGCTATTAGACAAAAAATTTCTCCTAGATATGAAAAAGTATTTTTCTTAGACGACGACAACGTAAACGTAATGGCTGCTTCGAAGATTCCAAACGTCAAAGCAATTCGGGCAAGGAAAGCTTCGGGCGGACAAATAAAAAGAAGCGAGAGACAGAAATTTACTGAGGGCGGTTTTGCCGATTTTATAGATGGCCCTGAGGCCAACTTCAAGCTTGGCTCAGCTACCGCTGTTAAGGGACAGTTTGGAAAGGAAGGCGAGTATTTTGGAAGTGGCACTGAAAAATCTATCGCTGGAGCTTTCTTAAGACCCCAAGGACTTGCTCGGCATCTGAGAATCAATATACCTTTCAAGGATGTAATGAAAAAGGCAAATTATACTGAGGGGGGAACTAGAAGAAAAACCTCGTTTAGTGACACGGCTATAAAAGGAGCCAGATTGCGAGGAGGGGCTAGTCGAGGTAAAAACTTTGCGGTTGATTTATATTCTGGAAGCTTGAGCGATGAGAGTTCCGAAAAGTTTTCTAGTTCTATGCAATCTAAGATACAAGAAGCAGCTAAATCTTGGTCTAAAACTGAGTTACCTGGCCTTAGATTCAACGACAGTAGATTTAAAAAATCATATAAACTAGCAAATCCCACACAGACTGAAGGCAATATATTTGAGGCGGCTTTAGGAGCTGTTTCTGACAATAGGTTCAACGACCAAAGGATAAAAGGTAACGCTACATTCGATTTCCCTGCTGGGCTAGGCTCGAATCTTGGCGGAACGTTTGGCTTTCCATCTAAAATGAGAAGAGCGCCTACAGACGCAAAAAGAACTTTCTCAGAGGATTCAATAACAAGTCTTACTAAAAAGGCAACAGCGTATTACGCAGAAAAACTAAGAAAAAACCTTACTGGTCAGAAAATGAGAGGAAGGAAGCCCGGAAGCAGGGTGGCGGGAGACGACAATCTGATTAGAGCGGCTCTCGGTCTTCCTAACAAAGCTTCTTCCGCAGAGATAGACGCCGCGTTGATGAACAAGGATGGCACCTTAAAGCCAGCTGCCAACAGATTGGGTTTAAAACACTCTCCAGCCACACACAGGGGTAGGCTTAATTGGGTGAGACGAGCTTCAGGAGGAGGCATATCTGGAAGCGATACTGTCCCCGCACTTCTTACTCCAGGCGAATTTGTAGTCAACAAAAAAACAGCCCAAACAGTTGGATATAACAAACTTCAGTCTTTGAACAAAGGAAAAATTCAAGGCTTTGCTAAGGGTGGTGCAGTTAAAAAATCTGGCGGCGTTCAAAAGTTTGCCGCTGGTGGAATGGCAATGGCTGGCGGAGGCATGTTTGCCGCTATGTTTGCGCTTGAAACATTCAATTCTCAATTGGGCGAATCCAACAAATCTTTAAGCAAGTTTACCTCTGTTGCCACAACTCTCGTTAGTAGCTTCGTCATGCTAAAAATGACACTAGACAGTTTGAATTTAGGGGGAATGTTGAAGGGTGGGGGTGGTCGATTGATGGCTGGCTCCAGAATGACTACAATTGGAGGAAAGGGTCAGTATGCTCTTGGAAGATTCACTAAGGGCTTAGGACAAGCTGTTGGACCAATAGCAATGATGGCCTCTGCTAGTGCTGCTGTTGGATTATCTTTAAGAGGTCTTGGAGAGCAAGCTTCGAAAACAGCGCTTCAATTAGCTGCTTCAGCAAAAACAGATACCGATAGACAAAAGTCTATGGATGATTATGTTGCTGGGCAAAGACAAAAACAACAGGGGGTGTCTGTAGCCAAGGGAGGCGCTATAGGAGCTGTTGTTGGCGGAGCAATAGGAACAGTAATAGCTCCTGGTATTGGAACTATGATTGGTGCAGGTCTTGGTTCCGCTATTGGCGGAGGAGCGGGTTACATGGGAGGTGGAGGCCCAATTGATTTTGCCCCCATCATAGCGGCTTTAGAGCAGGGTAAACAAGTGTCTATCCTGTCCGACATGAATGAAACATTAAGAAATATAGAAAAAGGAGGGATAACCTCAGCCTCACTATTTAGAACTGTAGAAATTGGAAGTAAACTGTTTAAAAATGCTCGCTTTGGAGCCCCCGAAAACAGGTCTCAATTTCAAGCAGAAGCGCAAAGACAGCTTCCAGCATTACGAGGAATTCTAACCCAATTTATTGGAGAGATGACAGCAACAACCGAGGGGGAAGCGATAGACCAGCTATCTAGTTCTAGAGGAGGCGTGGGAGAACAGTTAATAGAGGTTATATCTAGAATATCTCAGATTCCTATTGATGAGGTTAGGCAAGAATTTGAAAAATCCGCTATCATGGCTGCGAAGCTAAGAAAGGCCCAAGAAGAGAGTTTGGAATCTGAAAGAGCTTCTCGACAATGGACTTCAGAAATTCAAACTTTCATTGATGCAATTTCTAGGGCAACAGATGCTATTGGTGAGTTTGAGCACGAAATGGCTGCGACTTTAGCCATCGCTTTAGGAGGAAGAGTTGAAACAAGATTTGGCGGACCTTCGATGAAGTCAGGGGTATTAACTAGAGCTATGCAAGGAGAAAATGTTGACCCAGACCTTTTAGCGTCAACACTCAAAAAGCTATCTCCAAATGATGGCATCAGAGAAGAGGCTTCAGCTTTACTGAACATAACCAAAGAACTTCCAGAGGTTCTATCGCAAGCGGTTAAAGCATCCGCCGCTTCTGGAAATCAGCTTGTTATTGAACTTAAAAGACTTATGAACGACCGTTTTGGTTCAAGCTCTCTTGCGTCTGGTATTGTTGCTGGCGTTCAGGCTTTTGTTAGCCAAGAAAAAGAGGGAGGCGAAGGAAAAGTTATAGGAAAAATAAAAGACGACCCCGTAGCTTTTGTTCAAGACTTACTGTCAAAAGGTCAAAAAGCTTTGGTTGAGGCTCTTGAAAAGGTTGGAGAAACCATTATACAAACGCAAGATAAGCTTGGAAGAATGCTTCAAGCTAGAACCCAGATAAGAGAAGAGCTTGTTAGAAGAAACGCGAACATGGAGCAGGCCAGGACAAGGACATTTAAATTCCGCAAAGAGGACAGGGAGACGAGAGGATTCTGGGGAGCCACTCCTCCTTCTTTAGGAAGCGCTAGAGGTTCTTACAACAGAGGTCAAAGAGTTGCTTTAGGGGCAGGGACCGATGTCGATATGTCTCGTTTTGCCGGAGACCCTGCTCAAATGGCTAAAGAGCTTAGGGAAACAAACGCTTTAATAGACGCTAAAAGAAAAGAAATAGATGCCTCCGCTGCTAATTCTGAAGAGCTTTTAAAGAATCAAGACCAGCTAGCGAACTTAAATGACAAGGCTGCTCGCCTCAGAGCTGGTTTGGAATCTGCAGCAAACGCTTCAGAAGCCTTGGCCATGGTTGAGCAGGAGTTGGCCAGAGCTCGTTCAGCGAGACAATACAAACTATCTCAGGCAGAAAGTGTTGTGTTTGGAGGCAAAGACGACCAGAAGAGATTTGTTCAAGGCATTGTTGGAATGATGGCTTTATCTCAAGGAATGCTTCCACAGCAAATGAGTGAAGATGTAAGAGGCCAGACTCTACAACAATTAAAGGGCCTCATTAACTCTGGAGCTGGCGATGAGTCCATGTCTATGCTTGGAGGAAAGACCCCAAAAGAAATTTATGAAGGAGCAATGAGGGGCCAGCTAACACAAATGTTTGCCAGAGCTGGAGTAGCTGACCCCGCCGAAAGAAATAAGCTGATTGACTCTATTCTTGAAAAGAGTAAGGCTGAAGCAGAAGCTGAAAAAGCTAGAAAAGAACTGGCTAAAAAAGCGTTTGATGCTACAGTTCAGCTTAGAAACATAGTAAGAGACCAGCTTGTTACTGCTACAGAAATGGTTGCTCAAGCTGTAGAAATTGGGACTAGTGCAATTGTCATGGCTTTAGAGGAAGCTAATGTTGCTAGAGCCAAAGGTAATTTGTCTATGCTTGATGATGACGCGATTAAGGCGCAGCAAAAAGTTGACGCTTCCAAAAGATTGGGTCTCCTGGGAATTGATGACCAAGATGAAGCCAGAACACTTAAAGCAAATGTGTCAAACATACAGAGTCTTAGAGACTTAAAAGAAAGTCGGGCCAATACTGATGAGCTTGCCGCCCAGTTTAGTGATAGTGATAGCACATTGGCTTTCGGTAAGGGCATGATGCGAGGGGCGACGGGTGCAGGGTTTAGTAGGGAAACCCTTAAAGACGAAGGCAGGATGCAGGACCTTAGGGGGTTTTTCCAAGGTGAAACAAAGGACCTTTATGGCGGCGACGACATGACAGATGACCAGCGAACGCAGTGGCTCGCGGCAGTAGATAGGTTAGTAGATAGCTTTACCGGAATTAATCAGCTAGGTCCGGATGCTGGTCCGGGTGATGCGGATAGAATCTTAAATGATGAATTTGTAAAACCGCAAATTGCAGCGACTGAACGTTTAGTAGAAAAGCTTAATGACTCCACTAGAGAATACAACGAACAGCTAACTTCATTGGCTGATACACTTGGGATAAGCGTAGAACAACTTGAGAAATTTATAGATAACCAGTCTTTACTTGAATCCACTTTGAGCGACATAGACTTAACTGGTGGAGTTGCGTTTGATGAACTTGTTATACAAGCACGAGAAGCCTCGGAAGCCGCTGCAGAAGCAAGGGCTAACGTTGAAACCATGTCGACCCATTTCAGAGAAATGAAAGCAAGATTCGACAGAATGAAGGCTGACTATAAAGATAGGGTTGACGCATCTAAGAATGATGCAGCAAATAAAAACACAACCGACCCGGTGGGGGGGTTGGCTCGAGGCGGTAATGTTGGACACCACACAGGTTCTGCCGCTGGCCCATTAACCAAGGGAACAGATACCAGACTAACAGTTTTAACTCCTGGCGAATTTGTTGTCAACGCAAAATCTGCAAAAGAGAACGCAGACGTTCTTCAACAAATCAATAGCGGAATTAGATACGCTGGAACTGGCGGTCTAATTGAATATTTGGCTGATGGCGGGCCTGGGAGTTCGTATAAGAGGGCCATCGGAAAACCCGGATACACGAAAGAACGTTACCCAGCCCAAATACCCGACGAAAAAAGGTTTCGTAACGCAGCTCCTGAAGTGGGCTCACAATCAGTTACGTCGCCTTCGGCTTGGACGACGCTGCAGAAGGTCACAAGTTCGTTGCTTGGGCCAACTACCCCTGATTCTGAGGATGTAACGTTTGAGGACGAGCAGGGAGCCCGGACCAGGTCGATTGAAAAGAATCGAGTTGACCAGATTCGGAACATGATGAATGCTATAGATATTCTTGAAGGGACTCTGGGAACGGGGCTTCCTGGAGCCCCTATTCCTCCAAACGAGCTTTATAACATGAGAGATGATTTTGGTGACTATATGAAAGCTATGCATTTTGGTCCGGCATTAGCTGGGACCCCAGAAAGCCTGAAAGAACATTCGGATGAAATAACAGACAAAGAAATTCATCATAAGGCTCGCTCTGGGGGTTTTAAGAGGGCTATGTTATACGCCAATAATGTTTCTCGTGGAGCCGGTATAGAAGGGGCTCACGACATTGGTAAACCGGGCAAGAGAGCGGACAGAAGCAAGCACGGCGGAGCAGATTTTGCTTTTTCTCAAAAAGAGGCTTCTAAAACAGACGCTGCACAAGCCATAATGAAAATTTATGAAAACATGCCGCATACGGGCGCCGCTGGCGACATGATGATGTTTGGGGCTGATGCAACAGACGCTGTTTCTTACATGTTTAAATCTAAGGTATATGAAGCTCTATCCAATAAAGTTTCTGGGAATAAAAGAGATGATGTTCTTCCAGATTTTCTTTTGGATTTTGTTGACAAAGGCATGAATCTTAAGCCAGAGCAATATAGAATGTTAGCTGATACAGCTAAAATTCAAGCAGACTCCGCTGTACTTAGCATGAGCATGCGTCCTGGTGAAGCGCTTGCTAATCTTGACCAGGCAATCGGTGGAGATAGCTTCAAGGGTGGCGCCCTTGAAGGAAGCGTGAAATGGGATACCCCGACGGGCAGTGCGCCGCAACTAGAAAAAGGCACCTTTCTGAGTCTTGGACAACAGAACGTTAGAACGACTAATCAAACTCTCGAGGGAGGTCCGGGCAACCCACAGGGATTTCCAACCCCATTTGACGTTTCAGGCACAGGCAAAATTTCCGATGAAGAGCCTATGAGCACGGGGGAGGTTTTACGAGAGTATCGAAAGACGGGGTCTAGCTCTACACTTTCTGATGAATACAAACAACAGTATCTCGACAGGTCTGGAAACGTAATAGACCCTGAGGGAGCAGCGGGATATATGGACATGCTTTTAATGGCTCCTAGCCTCTTATCTCCGATGCAAAAAGGCGGTGTTGTTCCACCACAGTATCTTGGCATTGGCGGTTTTGCCATGGAATTTATGAAAGCCGCCAGAAAGAGTAGTGGCACCTTAGGAAAAGCCAAAAATTTTGTTTCGCCCAGATTTGGAAAGCAATTTATGAAGCGCGATACAAGCCTATTGACAAAAGCGTTCAAACACTCAGATTTGGACCCAGAGGAGATGTTATTCCGTATGGAAGGAGTTTACGGTGGTAAAGATGGTCTTGCGAAATACATGGATGAATTGAGTGCAGCAGGCTTGACTCCAGACCAAGCTCTAGCTCGTATTTTCAATGACGCGAGTGAGGCAGGGGAGTTGGGAACAAAAGGATGGACCTCATCCAAAAGAGAGGCAATGCTTTCTGGTTCTGAGAATATGACTAAGAAGGAACAAATGGAAATCATGAAAGCGCTGAACCGGATGGATGCCGAAGAAAATATGATGGGAATTTATCATAAGGAAATGCTGCGGAAAACCAGGAAAAGTAAACAAGGTGAGTTTGAGGCAGTTGACCTCCAGGAGAAAGAGTTCAAGGAACTCAATACCAAAGGCGACGCGTCAAAAACCTACAATCCAGACAGCGACTCAACGCTAGCCGGACAGAAAAGTGTGGCCATGTGGGCAATGGACCGTTTCGGTCATGTAGACATGGTAGGTGTTCATCGCGGAGCCGATGCTCCAGATATACCGCTCGACAACGGCTACGTCATTAATGGACAAGGAAGAATTATTTCGGAGAACGGCTTAGACATCTCTTCGGCATATAGAGAGGCTAATCCTTTAGTAAATCCTAAAACGATTGGAGGAATTGGTGATAGGTTTGCCAGTAAATTTGACAATCTCGACGATACCGCTCCCGACTGGAAAAAACAATTTGATAATTTTAGTGGATTTTGGAATGAGCTTACTCCAGGAGAACAGAAGTATTTGAGGGAATGGCAAAAGATACGGGATAAAAGAAGAGCGTTGGAGGCAGAAACAAAATTTGAAGCCCAAGGGGGCTTGGGAGGAGACGGAGCGACTGACGCAGTTCTTAGTAGCCACAACCTCGATGATTGGATTGAAAAGGGTCACTTAAAACACACGGACCCCAAACCCAAAGCAGAGGCCCCCGACGCGTCAAGTTCAACTATAGGCACTGAAACACAAGATGCTCTTGACAACACACTAGATTTAAGTGAGGAGCCTGAGGTACCAACTACGCCATCAGACACCCCTGCAGCATCCGTAGACCTCGAGACGACTCCTACCACTTCAACTCCTGATACGACTCCTGGCAAAATTAGCCCATCACAGCTTGACACAAAACAGCGAAAGAGATTTAGTGCCTTTTTGCAGCAAAAAGATGATAAGGGTAACTTTATTCATAATCCTGATGATTATTATCTTGTAAGGAGACCCGATGGGAACGTAGTAGTAATGGAGAAGAAAGGAAAGAGAAAAGAAACGCCAGATTTAGAGAGCAGTTATGCAGAAGCAGATGAGGCAATGCCAGACACAGATAGGTCTTTAATGGAGCTGGCCAACGACCCGAATCACCCAATAGATGTCCGGACTGAGGCAGTGAATGATGCGGTCGATGAAACTGCTGCAACCGCCGCCGTTAATAACAACAAGGTTCCAGATGAGGCAGCGCGTGCAGCGCGAAAATCCGCCAATAGAAAAAAGACAGGAAGACGCCCAAAGAAAAGATTTCGTCCCGAAATAGATGAAGATGGAAAACCAATTCCAGGCACTGGCTGGACGCGGAATCAACTGCTCTTGGGTGGTATGTTGGTCTCCGGAGGGGGTACGGGGCTGTACTATTGGGTGTCTGCTAGCGGAGAAGTTTCATACGCCACTCCAGAGCAAATACAAAAAAACCTTCAGCCGAGCGAAAAAGAAAAAGCCGCCGAGGAAGATGCCGGTCGGTTTTTGAGTGAAGGGGCGCTCACTCCGTCCTACCGTGTGTTTGACAACATTTTTAAAACAAAACATCCAAACCACAAACCAGGCAGAACGAATGTTGGTAGTGCGGATTTGGGTTATCTTGATACAGAAAACCTTGGAGAAACTTTTGAATCGTCCGTTGAAGAATATAATGCTGACGCGGAAGAACATGGTACACAACCGCTAACTGAAGACGAGAAGAAATTTCTGGAAAACAAATTCAACAAAAATTACACCGAACCACCTGAGGAAAAAGCTTCTGGAGGATATATTAGCGCCGGTCACGGAGAAGCCGCTGGAAATCTTAGCAAAGGAACTGATACAAGACTTACGGTTCTGACTCCTGGAGAATTTGTTGTTAACAGACAGTCTGCTCAAAAGAACAGAGGACTTCTGCACGCCATCAATTCTGGTGCACTTTATTCTGCAAAGGGAGGTCCAATTGTTTCCTCAGATATACAAAATAACAAAATGACTCCGCCTCTTTATTTTGCTTCTGGGGGAGATACGAAATGGGTTAGAAATGACAGCGGTAACTACGACTTGCAAGAATTTGACGCATCAGCAGATTACGGCGTGGGAAAATACATCCCTGCTAGCCAGGAGACTGTAGACGAGGTTGGTGGAGGTAACCGAATAATTATTCCTGGCAAGAAGCCGAAAGACTATGGTGGTAGTCCGCCTCCAACAAGAGGACCTCTTGGTGGTCCTCAAAAGGAAGTAAACGACCAAGAAGAGGCTTTTCAAAAACAGAAGCTAAGAGACGAGGAACAAAGAGGGCTCTTAAAAAGCGGAACCGATGAGCAAAAAGAGGCCGCCAAAAAATATTTTGATTCAAAAAGAAAGAAAAAGAAGGACGAGAGAGATTCGCATACATTAAAAGTACAAAACGCTAAAAAATCTAGACTAAAAGAGCAAAAAGAAAGAGATAAAAGAAAAGGTAAGGGTAAAGAGACGGCTAAAGAGACTGGCTCTAAGTTTAAGCCAACTTTAGATAGTAGAAGTAGTGATGACGCTTTTGATGACTATGAAGGCGCAGATAAAAAGACTGGCGATAGAGTATGGGAAGATGAAGATGGTGGGTATATTGTGTACAAACCGCCTGGTGGAAAAGATGCAGATGGAAAACCAATTCCAGGTACTTATACAAGATATAACAAGCGGGGCAATCCTATAGGCCAGCCTGTAACTGACGACCAGCTTTCGGGTGACACTCCCTCTTTTTCTGGAGCCGCCAAAAGACGCCCAGATGAGCCAGATAATTTCGGAAGTTTCAAGGCAGAGTTTGATGCAATAGCTGCTGATGACCCAGAAAGAGAAGCAAAAATAGCAAACCTGAGAAGGAAATATCCCGAAGCTGGAAATTATCATTTCTATACTGCTGACAAGGCTTCTGACACAAACGCGTCAAACTTTACGGTTGTATCTACAGTACATAAAAATAGAGAGGGCCATGAGAAAGAACAAATAAAACAGGACGAAACAGACAGAAAAAATAAAACCGACAGACATGGTTATTATCACGAAACCAGTGATGATGTAAAAAAAGACGACGCAGGAGGAAGGACATGGATTAGAAGTAAAGACGGGAAAGTTAGAGTTACGTCTTCAACCGATAGCGAGATTCAAGGGAATCAAAGCTTAGTGTTCACAGACGAAATGTTGGATGACAATACTGCCGCAGGGAAACAGTGGGAAAAGAAGAAGGACGAGCAGAAAGAACTCAAAAAAGAAAGCAGCAGTCCTTCTGTGGGTGGTGGAATTTATGGAAAAGTAGACGAGGGCCAAAAGAAAAAATGGGCCAACAAAGATAGGGCTATGACGGGCAAATTTAGTAGAATTAAAGACCCAGCAAAAAGAAAAGTCGCTCAAGAAAAATTTATGAAAAAAGAATTAAACAGATATATTGAGAAAAGAAGAACCATTCAAATACAAAACAGAGAAAGAAGCGCTGAAGGCCTACCCCTTCGTCCATTGCCAATAGCTCCTCCTTGGGTTCAGGCTGGAGTCGAGAGACTAGATGCAAGCGAGGGGACATTCCCAACTCCTTACGGACCAACTTTAGATTTTCAGGTAGCTGAGGATGTAGCCAGAGGCGGTGAGGGAAAGAAGGTTAAAGACCACACAAATGAACTTAGAGCGGATAATAAGCCTGATGAAAGATTCCCTGGAAGACGACCCCAGGAACCGCCTGACCCCGACATCGAGGACCCGACTACCGCAGCGTTTGCCCAAGGAGGTAAAATTGGCGGCCACGGCTCGCACGACAGCGTACCGGCTGTTTTGACACCAGGAGAGTTTGTGGTTAATCGAGACGCTGCAAAAAGAAATATATCATTACTCCACAGGCTTAATAACAGCGATTCTGTCTTAAAGGCTAGCGAAGGAGGGTATATACAAAGGTTCAACGATGGAGGCGTTGCCGGGTCTAGCCCTCTAGTTAGCGATATATGTTCGTGTTTTACAAACGCTATAAATCAAAGTTCTCTATCTAATCAACCTATTGTTCCAGGTCAAAACCAGGGTCTTCTAGGGGCGCCAAACCAAGCGGGGGTAGCGCAACCTGGTGCGACCAACGGTATGCAGAATTTTAATGGAATAGCCGACACATTAAGGTCAAGTATCTCCGAAGCCCTTTCTGTTGGAGTTGAGTTAAGTATACCGGAAGGTTTTGCTTCAAGTATCAGCTCTTTTGGAACTAGTTCAGCAGCATTGACAGAGGCGCTGTCAGCCTTCAAAGGAACTGTTACCCATGAAGTAACTGGCGTTGAAGGTCTTAGCAACATTAATGTAACAATAAACGGTCTTGAAGGTCTTGAAGATTCAATAGTTCAGAAAGTCACTTCTGCTGTAATTGGACAGTTAAACTCGGAAAAAGGGAAAGAAAATGAATCCAAGGGTTATGGAAACTTGGGCGGAGCAGACGGCTCGGGCGCCGACTAATATAAAGGAAAATAATTAGTATGCCAAATATTAAAACAATAAGAACAGCATCTCACTCTTTAGGCGTTGGAGATTTTACGTCAATACAGGCGTGGGAAGACTATGCCGATGGAGAATCTGACCCAGCGCAGTGGGCTGAATGTTATTCTGGCGGAAACCTTGGCTTGTTTGAGCTTTCTGGTTGGTCATCTACCCCAAGTTCTTCTGGATACCCTAAAATTTACGCGGCTTCTGGCGAAGGGCACGGAGGAAATCCTAGAAGAGGTCCTCATATATCTGTAGGAACAACCAGCGAAGTTAATACAATAGGAGTAAATTATTCAGTTGTAGAGGGACTAACAAGCAATCGTGGTTTTCATATGGACTTGAGCACATCTCATTTTATGCGCGTTCAAAACTGTATAGCTTCTTGTAGCGGAGCTCCTAGCTTTAAAGCTAAAACTGAGTTGAGCAATATAAGCAGTTCCGGTAACGCTTTTTATAATTGTTTGTCTATAGGAAGCCCCACAATACCAAGCGGAATTGGCTTTGAAGTTGGCGGAGAGGACATGGTGCAGGGCAAGCCAAGAGTTGACTGCATAAACTGTACAGCATACGGACACAGCACAGTTGGATTTAAATCTTTTGGAACTAAAATTGCGGGAACAGGATATTTTGGCGGCTCAGATGTCACGCTAAGGAATTTTATTTCAATGGGTAATACTGGAGCTGACATAGCATACAGCATTGGTCCTTATGCAACATTCTTCAATTCTAATGGAATAACTAGCGACGTTTCTTCTTCTGGCACGGCCTCTTTATTTCCCGGCGCCACTGGAGATAAGGAAAATCTTTATAGTCAAACTCCTGCCTCTGTTTTTGTAAATCCAACAACAACAATAACAGAAGAATCTGGAATAATGGGTGATTTTAGATTAAAATCAACTTCCCCTGCAATAGGCCATGGACTCGATTATGGGGGAAATGCTTTTGAATCTGGATTCCTTAGCCGTGACATAGCTGGTGTTCGAAGAGAGGCTGACTATTGGAGTTCCGGAGCTTATCAATACGACCCCCAAACCCCATCTGGATTATTTAATCTTTTTCTAAAAGGCTCTGGCCTCGATACAGTCACAAATAATTTTTCTCTTTGGACTTTTGCTCCAATTCCTGAATACATGAACCTGTATACAAACGGTCTTATTCCTTCTGGAATAGGAGTGAGCTTACACACAACAAACTTCCTGACAACTAAATCCGCAACTCTTTTTGCGGAAGGTTCAGAACAGTTATTTTATCCTCAATTTACGCCAGGAGCTTCTGGTCAATGGTCGGACGGAAGCCCGTCAATCCTTGGAAGACCCTCGTTATCCTCGCAATCTACTCAATATATTATACCTATGTTTATAGGTACGCATCCAGACAGAAATATCTCTACAACAAACACTCTTAATATAACTGGGCAAAGCGATTTATACCCCAAGGCTTTTAAATATAACAGAAGGCTTACAGTTGAGAGCAAAGGGTTCTTTCCGGGAAATGGCACCGCAACAATGTTCATTCATCCAGAAGATGAATGTTCTGAACTTAAAGCTAGATACCTATTTAATTATAATACACAAGATTCAGAAAACAGCTTCGATGTAAACGCCGTTACAGGAACAACATCATTATATGCAAGCAAAATTACCGTTAATTATGGAACCGCAAACCCAATAACATGGGAAGCTGTCGAACAACCTGCCTCCGCTTTGTTTAGTGGTATTTCTAGTTATGAAAGAAGTCATGACGATATATACAGCAGCTCTGGTGGCATTGCTATTTCTTTCTGGATTTATAAGGTAGGACTTCCAAGTTTAGCGCCTCCACTTAATAATCCAGATGTTGAAGGGATTATTACTAAGGGCTTTACAAGTTGGAATGCTACGAGTTCTGTATTAAATGTTGGTGGAGATTGGGGTATATTTAAGAATACTGTTACTAGCGAGCAAATAAAAGAAAATCTTCTTTTTTACACGAATGTTCTTGACAATGACCGCCATAGAACTGTAATTAATGAGGGGGTTTATATAGACAATTTCAAATGGTATCTTGTAATGTTCTGGATAGACGAAAAACACAAGTCTTCCTACGTTAGGATTAGGGAACAAGGGGATTATGTGGAAAGAAATACATTGAAAACCTATAATCTTCAGAGATGGGACACATCTTTGATGAGTAGAGAGAATCCAAATATTACAGACCAACATAAATTTAACGTTGGATACAACAGCGCTCTCGGCACCAATTTAGGTAGTAAATACGGAGACGGGTTTGCATTAGATGATATTAGAATTTACAAACCCAAACATTTAAACATATGTTCAAAGGTAGCGATGGAACAAAAATTTGACGAGATATATGCTTCATATATTATTTCTCATTTCTCTACTTCTAGCGCCTTAGGTGGAGGTGGAGGTGGAGTTGACGCTTCAAGACAACAGCCTTTGAGCCCAGAAGCTTTATCATTCTTTATTAACGGAGTTAGATTATAATGCCAGTATCATACAACGGTAAAAAAATAATACCAGCGCCGCTCGTTGACATATCCAAAGATTATGTTAAAGCTTCAGATGGAGAAAAGATAGGCACAACATTTACAATAACTCTTGACGGGGTTATGCTTCCTCACAAAGGTTCTCCGAATAGCCAAGGAGCTTTTCATTCTGACCACGGATATCCTGCAGACGAATACATACCAGAAAACAAGCTATACTATTCTCTCCTCAAGAAAACAGAAGCTTTAAGAGATTTATTTTCTTCGGAAGGACAGATGCTTAAAATAGGTTCCTGGTATGATGAAGATGATGACGGAGACGATAACGCTTATCCAGCAATTTCAGGATATCCTAGAGTAGTAAACCTTTCTTTTCCTGCAAATCAGTATGTCTCCAATCCTCAGTACAATATAACTATGGAGATGGACGAAGTTTTTGGAATGAAAACATCCTCTGCTATATTGGGCCAAGAGGATTTTAGAAATATTTCCGACAATATTATTCCTGAAAGCGGAAATGCTTTTAGCGACGAATTTAACGTTCCCATAACATCAAACGGAAACAAAATTTATTTATCCGCTGCCAATGAAAGCTGGAACGCTGATAATGCTAATCAGCCTAAAGGCTGTTCTTCTTTTACTATAGATAACACGGTCCCCGCAGCTCCTGCACTCACATACACTAGAGATGAATCTCCAACATTCACATTAACACATACTGTATCTTCAACAGGAAAAAGAGCCTATTTTGAAAACGAATTAATCAGACAGCCGTGGGAAAATGCAAGGTTGTGGGTAGAGCAGAGGTTGGCTTTCCCTTCAGGAAACACCATTACAGATTTACCAATAGCCACTACCCATGTTCAAGACATGTTTGATGTTGGTCCTTCAGGGGTTGGATTTCAATTTGAAGGAAACGAATATGGGGCCTATAACCATGTTCGCTCACAGCAAATAGACAGAAAAGGAGGGACTTTTTCTGCAACAGACACATGGCTTCTTGCCCGAAATGACATTTATGCCGTAATGGAAAATCTATCAGTGGATACTACCTATGATGATAGCGCAGAAGGAACTAACAGTATGGTTACTGTTGCGGTGAACGGAAGCATACAGGGGCTAGGAGAGCAAAATAAACACAATCAAGTAATTAGAACTAAGTACGAAAACGCGATGGAAAGATTTGAACATTTATCTGAAAACTCTACAGCAATAAATGGAATACTTCCCCTTTTAGCTAAAGATGTTGCCGATTTAGCTGCAGACTCATACATGACGGTTCCTCACTTGACTAAGACTGTGCAAAAAAATCAATCTACAGGACTTATTACATTTAGCTATGTTTATAACAACAGGTCGCAAAGCATTGCTGGGAGCGTTAGTGAATCAGCCACGTTTACTGAAGTTGTTGGAATTGACAAATATGCAATTATAGAGGTGCCGCACAGAAGCGCTGGGCCAATTGTAGAAGATTTAGGAACAAAAGAACTAAGCACAGCCACCTGCAGTATATCTGTTACGATTGGAACAGGTAGCCGTGTCAGTAAGCCTACACTGACAGATGGTAACACTACACTGTTTAATATGTGCGGTGTTCCCGACGGGCATCATGTTCGAGGTAACACAGGAACCCTTATAGTCACTGCTGACCAGGAAAGTTGGGATGCTAAAACCGGAAGATATACTAAAACGAAGACATTTCAGTATAGTTGTACAACAAGTTAGGAGCTAAGTCAAATATGGTATGTTTAAATAATTCTACTCCTCCCGAAGAAATAGAACACCTGTTGATGCAGGGGGTTGTATTGTCTGGTCTTGGACCAGCTTTAAATCCTGGAGATGGTGTCCCCGATTGGTTTGGTTATACGCAAGAAATTGACCTAAACGGAACATACTCCAAGTCTGGAGATTATAACGGACGAAGCAGCTATAAAAAAAGACATACCACATGGCCTAATCTTGCACAATCTATAGTAAGATGGAGCGGTTCTCGGTGGGAGTTAGTTACCTATGCTATGACCATAGACACAATTAATGATGGTCAAGGTAATATTTCTACAGAAGATAGTATTATAGAAGACTCCCTTCACACATGCTTTTATCACGAAACTGACACGGATTGTCCACTTGACTTAGACATAAGGTCTTGGGTTGGAGTAGATATTTCGAGTGGAACTTTGTCTAACAATTTTCCAAACGGAGTTGATTTAGTTAATGATACAGTGGACCCGCCGATTGAGGCGGAACTTTCTGAATATTTACATCTTAAAGAGTTTAGTGTGATTTCTTATGACGGCACAATCCAATATTACATATTTACTACCTTTGGACACATATCAACCGGCTATACTTTTGACATTGACGGCAGATATATGGTTGCAATACAAGTCTCGGGCAAAAACACAGCGGCACTGGTTTGTGCCGAAATACAAACTGCGATACATCACGCCAATGGTCACGGCTCATCTGTTGTGGAGTTTAGCCATTCTACCAATGCCGTTGATGCGACGAAAGAAGATTTTGTTATCACTCGCAAGATACAGTACCCATCTGTTGGAGATATTGTAATAACTGACCCGGAAGATGAAAACTATGGAAGCCCAATAAACCCTGGAAATCAAGGAGATGCAATATTTTTTCCAGAGTCTCTTATAAAAAACACAGCTTTAACAAACGTGTTTTCTTTCTCTGGAGGAGGTAATGAACATACGCATTTTGGCAGAATTGTTCAATATCTTGGATATCCGTACCTTAGTGAAGGAGAGGCTCCAGCATCATCTGAACCGTTGGTTCCCAGCGAATCTGTAGATGAATTCGAGTTTCCTGTTTTAGATGACTATGGAAACCCAACCTATGATGGAGATGGTAACCTAATCACTCAAAGTAAACCGGTTGAACTACAGTACGATTCTTCGTCTGGAGAAGAAGTTGTTCAGCCAATCACAACTACAGACCCAGGAGGTCAAGACGGTTGGGAGCTTGCTACTGACGGTCAAACATATTATAGAACAGTAAACAATTCTAGCGCATCAACAACTTCTCCAACTTTCATGGGATTGGCTATTACTGGCTTTACTTCTACAGTTGGATGGGGTGGGGATAGTACAGATGTAACAATACAGCTAGCCGACCAATCCAAGGATGTTCTATGCGTTAATAATGCTGGATTTGTTCCTGGTCCATTAGGCACCCCAAGAACCTTTACATACGGAGATTTTTCTTTTAGAGGTCTTTTACATAATTGGGAAAAATCATCCGGTATGAATGGCACTGGGTACGTCGTTCGATTAAAAAGTCCGTCACAAGTTTTAAAAAACGCCAAGCTTGTACTCAAAGGTCTTTCTGACGCACCGTGGACTGGAGGTTCAAATATTTTTGTTGTTAATCCATCTACTTCTTGGTGCGTGGATTATGGTCCAACTTGGTCTGAGTGTGCATCAGCAATAGGCACAATAAGATACAAAGACGTAAATTTTTCTGTTAATGTTGGCCAAATCGGCGCTACAGGACTTAGATTTGATGGGGACTCTGTAGACGTTATGACCGCTTGCGAAAGAGCGGCTGCTGCGGCAGGCAAACAAATATATGTTCATCTTGTAGGAAATACTATAACCATTCAGGCTAGCTCTACCGCGCAATCTCCTCAAGCGACGGCAATCAATCAATCAATATCAAATCTTGCTAGTGGCGCGGTCGCAAATGCAGCGAACAGTACATCAAATTTAATCAATTGGTCAAGAGGCGTTGAAGATGCAGAATCCGTAAGTTTTGCGGCGTTGAACGGAGATTTTGAAAAAACAGTTGCTACATGCAGTAATGTAAAACAGTTTTGGGGGTTTGATGAAGTTAACGGCAACCCAATATTTTCTAACAACACCCCCGCCAATGGAGACGACGAATCGTTCACTGTAAACACTTCGCACTCGGCTTTGGTTTCAGCATGCACGGGTGGAACGCCATACACTATAACAGTATTAGAATTACGAGCGGCTATGGCTGGTTACGAAAGCTGGTTAAATTACGCTATAGTTAAACAGTCGTCTTCTGTTCAAAGAGCGGGTGGACCCGACAAAAATCCATTTATTACCGACGACGAAGCTCTTGTTGCTTTTTTGACTGGCGGAGATGCAATGCCAGCAACATGTGATATTTTAAATACATCTGCTTCCCACGCAAAATTTATAGCTCAGGGTCAACGTCAAGGAACAACAGAAAAACTACACGCATTACACGAGTTTGTTAAAAGTTTTAGTCAGTTCTATGGTCAAAAATTTGGTGCAATGCTTCCGGCTCCAATAGGGGGTTGCGGAGAAAAAACAAACTACGAAAAGACTGACGGCGGCTGGTCTGAAAGTTCTGTTTTAGGGATTACTCCTCCCGCCCAGTTTAAAAGTGACGATAACAGGATAGGTGCTTTTGTAGGTTTTGTTCCGCAGAACAAGCCTTCTTTTAGCACTGGTAGCAATGATGGTGTTTATAGAGTTGATGCTACAGCTATATCATCTCCGTGGTATTACACAGGGGGAAAACTGTATTTAAAAGCTACCGTTGAGGAAATAAAAGGACAGGTTGCCATTCTTTCGGTTGGCGGGGGAGTTAACATGCGTCCAGAAGGCAACGACAACATAGAAGACTCTCTTGACGAAGCGCTTCTTGTTTTTCTCATGAGAGATGCTATACCTGGTTTAAAAACTGAAAAACTAGAGGAGCTTATAAAAAACCTTGGGTCAAGCGAGCTTAGAGGCTTGAGTCTTTCTGCGGGAATGCATAACAGACCATTAAAAGCTGCTGTTCCTGTAAAAAGTAATTTTTATTGCTACGGACCTTGGTTTGCTTCCAGTGACGCTGACGCGGGTAGAAGCGAATACCAGGGCGACAGTTCGTATAACCCTTGGAATTTTGCGGGCTCTTCGTTTATGAATACTGTTGCTGCCTACCAAGTTTCTGGAATGATTACTGGAGTTTCTATTGTTGAATCCGGAAGCATACGATATCATGGACTTCCTAGCGTAAATCTTGCTCAAGTTATATCTTCTGGCCCAAATATAACAAGTATAAATGTTGCCATTGGAATGCAGGGAACCATTACAACAATTCAAATGAGAACCTTTGTTCCTAATTTTGGAGACCTTCATCAAAGCCGTTTAAGCATGATGAAAAGAGCTGGAATGGCTAGACAAAAAATGCAAAGAGCTTTTGACCAAAGAGCTTCTCAGCGTATGGCGATGAATACAAATAGATTTATAGGTGGGATGGTTTTAAATTCAATAGAAAGAGGGCAGAGTCAACCAAAAAGAGGGGCAACTCCTGATGGTGGTGGCGGATTAGTAATGATTGGCAGCACAGTACCTCTAGAAGATGTTGGCGGAGCAGAGTCCGGTAGAGGTACTGGCGGTAGTAGCGGTGACAAGGAAGACATGCCCGGCAACCATTCTGTTGTTGCAAACTACTCAAACGCAATGGGTGAAAGTTACGACTCTTGGCAAAAAAGGGCGGGCGGAGACGCCTCTATCTTATTCAGGCCTTTTACTGTTAACCATGAAGTTGATGGCATGCCTAAATATGATAACAGCGGAACTTCTTCAGGAGGTTCTACTTATTCTGACCCTCCTGTAGTTGACGGAAAATCTTTAGACCCATACATGGATAAAGCTGCTGCTGATGAGAACGCCGGCAGCGCTCTTGGTCATGATATGCGAGTTCTGGTAACCGGTGATTCATACACTGATTTAGTTAGAGGCCCCAAGGAAGACCCTACAGGAGAATGGAAAAAAGCTAGGCCTTTGGCTTTAAGGGGTCCGGTAATGATAGCAGGATGGGGATATGATAAGGCGGGATATCCTGTTCCAAACGCCGACACGAGTTACTCTGAGGACCCTGTGAAAAATAGAAGTAACAAATTTAAAAATTATTGGTTAGCTGAACCGGATGAATGGAAGGTTGGACCACTAGATGTTAGATGGAATGAAGACAGGCAGGTTTGGGAGTCAGTTAGTAAGGGGGTGGAGATAATTAGTTTTTGGGTTTCGGACTCTGCCGGAGCAGGCGGCAACCTGAAGACCTGGAGATACGACATGCCTCCAGGAGTCACAAACCTCAGGACGCACACTCCAGGTCGGTCGTACTATCCGTGGACCTACGGGAGCGTGCTAGCGGCAGACAACGATTGCTATAATGGAAAGTTGACAGATACATGGAGCGGCTACCTAAACAACGACCCTGAAAAACCTAAAGACGATTGCTGGACTGGCGACCCCACCTCGGACACAATAATTGCAGTAAATTTGTGCCATTATAAAGCTGACGAAACCGCTGGATATGAGGAGCAAGGATACGAGGGGGGAGGAGGTTGTGTATTCGCTCAAAGTATGCAGAAAGTCGGCATTGCATACAGAGACACAAGATGTCTAACTCAGGAGGAACTGGACCTGAATGTTTTCTACACAATAGAAATGACGGACTATATACGTGGTAGGGGTGCACTCTCTGGGCCGGTTAGTTCTGCAATAAGACAATGGAAGCCGGGTTCATGTACGTGGGATGCTGGACCGCAGGATGGGATATGCACGACGGGGTCATCGAATTGCCGTAGCGAGAAACCGATTTATATGGCCGACATATGGAATGGAGATATACAGGGGTATGAGGAGGATACGAAACAGGTTTTTGGTCACGATGAAAATGGAATAGCTACGTGGTATGATTTAACTAGCTGTTAGGAGAGGAAAATAATGAGCGATAAAAAACCAAATAAAATTAAAAATTTCGCTAAAGCTGTGACTAAAAGAATATCGTCTGGAGCTCAAAATGTAACTTTTGAGGAATATGTGGACAGGCTGTCCGAGTGCAAAAATTGTGAATATCAGAAAAACGGAGAATGTGAAGATTGCGGCTGTATTTTGCACATAAAGGCGTGGTGGAAATCAGAAGACTGCCCAAAGAATAAGTGGGAGAAACAATAATAAAATGGTGTATATACCTTAAAGGAGATACTCAAAATGGCGTCAATAGACTTTTATATTAATACTACCGGTTTCGAATACGACCTAGACCTAAGCGGTTCTGGCCTTGGGTTTTTTGGAGATAGCGGCTTTGGCGCAAGCGTAGAAGTCGGCAAATACCAAGGAAGCACCTTTGTAACTGATGGAGCAGGCTCTATTCAGGGGCCTCAAGGTAAAAATATCAAATATCTTAATCCTGGAAGCGGCATAGTTGGAGCGGCTAGTAGCGGAATAGGTTTGCAGGCTATACCAAATTATCAGTCAACCTTAAATATTCGATTTTCTCACAGCTCGGCAGTAAAAGCCCAAAACTGTGAGATGCGAGTATATGATAGGTATTCTATAAATAATGCAGCGACTGGAGTCACTACAAAAGCCGCTGAGATTATACATCCAAACGAATTACTAAAAACTTTTGACGATTCGGCTGTTTTGATAGGTTCAGGAGACGACCAATGGACAACTCCTGGTGGTTCTGGAAGTACATTGAGCTTTTCTAATTCTCCAGGAATGAGCGGACTTTATGCAAACGGCGCTTCTACAAGAGCAGCGACTAGACACGACTGGTTTGCAGTTATTTCAGCAAGTCCAGATTCAATAGGACCAAAAAGTGATTATGGACTCTACTTTGCTTTAGAGTATCTATAAACTATTTTGAGTATTGCCAGTTATGATATTCTATTATAAAGTTCTCTAAAAGAGACTCTATGATTACAGCTTCCGCTGGAGTAATACTGTGGGAAACCTTAGTGACATTTTTCTTCTCGTCTTGAGAAGACATGTTAAGGTATAGTCTTCCCTCGCTCCACTTTAACCTAAGACTTGTGTTACCCTTCTGCTTTTGGTGGTACAGTCCTGGCTCTATTGACCTTCCCTTCTTTGGTTCAGGGCCTATGAATTTTTTACGGCCTTTTAGTACCAAAAGAATTTCACCTATGTCAGGAAGACCTAGCTTCATTGTCACAGATTTTTTATTGTTTTTTTCCCCGCTGGTAGACCAACCGAAGGAAGCGTTTTTATTTGAATCAAACCCAGTCTGCTGGGCTGTTTCTAAAAACAATATAAGGTCAGCATAGTCAACTCCGTCTACAGTTTTCCACTTCGTTCTACACTGAAACTTTGAAGCCGCACCATTTCCGCTTGAGTTTGGCTTATATACTCTATACTCTTTTGCTAAAATTCTCTTCTCTTGTGTCATTGTTTTTTACCTTCCAGTTTTCGTCATATTCGCCTACATCTTCAGGTCGTTCGGCGTCTTTTCTTTGAATTCTATTTAAATATTGAAGCATTTTTTGTGCTGATTGCTCTGATACCTGTTCTGCACAAACATACTTTGAATCGCCACAGTTTATAAACTCCAGAACATTCATGTCTGTTCTTTTGCATAACATTTCAATTACAGTTATCTGTTGGTCAGTTATAGGTGTTGATGGAGACCATTCTTCTTCAAGATTAGTTTCATTTGAAGCCAGCTCTTCTGCGGCCAGAACTTTTCTCAACCTAAGCATTTTTCTATAAACCCTAGATTCAGCTCTAGTGCCAGCAGTTGCAGAAGGGTGTTTAAAAATTTCTTCAGGTGTGTTTAGCCTATTTGCGTCTGCCAAATCTTCAACATATATATAAGAACCATTCCTTGGATGGCCCTCTAAATGAACGTGGCTAATTGTTACTCCAACAACAACAGTTGCATTTCCCTTATTGTTT